TAATGTCACCAGAAGCAGAAAGATTTAATGGTTGGGCAGCAATGCTCGGCTTCGTAGCAGCTGTAGGAGCCTACGCAACAACAGGACAAATTATACCCGGTATATTCTAATGGCAGCAATCTCTGTAACAAGAGAAAGCCAAGCTAGTAACTGGGAAAGATTTTGCCAATGGGTTACAAGTACAGAAAACCGCCTATACGTAGGTTGGTTTGGTGTGCTAATGATCCCTTGCTTATTAGCAGCAACAACTTGTTTTATATTAGCCTTCATCGCAGCACCGCCTGTAGACATAGACGGCATACGTGAGCCTGTTTCCGGCTCGTTATTATACGGAAACAATATTATATCTGGAGCAGTCGTTCCAAGCTCCAACGCAATAGGACTGCACTTTTATCCGATCTGGGAAGCTGGCA